GAGAAATCACAAAATAGAGTGCACAGAAACATTGTTTACATTGTTTCTCGAGAGGAGAATTGGGGACCTAATCAATTGAATATCAATCACTTAGGTGAGAAACAATAAGAAATTTATTGTTTCTCTGCTATTTTTCCAGCATTTTATCGTAGTATTTGCAGCAGAAGTATTGTATTTGTAGTGTAAACAAAAACAAACTACAATATGAAAACTATCACCTACACCAACAATCAAGGACTCGAACTCAAGATCAACAAATTCTCCTCCGGGCAGTTCAAATGGGCATTCAGCCTTACCTTCAACAACGGAGTCCACACCTTCTGCTACACCATGACGGAACTCAGGACCATCCTACTGAAAAACGGGATGACACGGAAATGGGCAGCCAATGTAAAAGACAGGTTTGACCCCCTCACGGAGGAGCACGTACTTATTAATAGGTACAGGATCCCCCGGGGATCCGAGATGGAGGTCTTCATCACCAGCCGAATCCCGTTCGTAAATATGATAGGAACCGGGTTGGACATGGGCTACATGAAACCCCAGCTCCTGGAGCATAAACTCAACCACTACGGGTTCAAACAGTTTTAATTCCCGGGACCCCAAAATAGGGGTCCCAACTTTTTTCTCATTTTTCAATCAAAAAATTTTCAATTCAAAAAAACTTTTCTTATGTTTGTGATACAAACAAAAGGATAAGACAATGGCAATTACAAATTACATCGACAGCAATGGCTTAAGACTTATGGTTGCTCAGCTTCCTTCGGGTGCTTTCGACCTCTATTTCAGTAACGGGATCATCTCCACCTGCTACACACAAGAGGAGCTCCAGGACTTCCTCCAGAGAAATAACTTTCAGAAATGTTGACCACATACATGAATCCTCAGCTAACCAGATTGGACGTAGTAACTACGGAGGACGGGTATCTGTTAGTCCTCAATCAGGTAATGGAATTAAAAAAGCAGAAAATAGAACACATAGAAGCATTCATTAAGGAACATAAATTCAAGCCAATTATTATGAAAAAAATCGCATGGAATGAGCCGGCACAGCCGGCTATCAGGGATGACTCCTTCTCCAGTCTCATCGGACCGGAGATGGACGCCGACAAAGCAGTAGAGATCGTAGACAGGATGCAGAAGAGAGTGGACAGACTTGACGAGGAGACAGTTAGTCATGTTTCTTCAGTCTTGTTGGAGATGGTTAAGTTAGCAAACGAATTGTCCGGCATGGACAACACCTTAACCAAACGAGAGGCTCTTCTCGTCTGCATGGGCTTCAAGACTGGCGAAGCATACGTCTGCGGTAAGTATGGAATTAACGAATAGTAAAACATGGAAGAAAAATTCAACTGGGATCTCCCGGCAGATCCGGACCCCAAATCGGACAACTATTATAACGGAATCGTATCCAAGGAGCTGAAAGACTCCGGCAATATAGCGGAGACCCTCCTTGAGGTTATCCGCAGAGAGTCAATCAAGAATCAGTCTGATTTTGTCAATGAAGGGATTGAGACCATCCTTGACAGGTTAGGCATTAAAAGCGACAAGCCCCTCACGAGAAAGGAGAAGCTCCTGGCATTCATCGGATTTAAAGCTGGCTTAATGTGGGAGAGATTGGTGGAAATCCCGAGCCAGTCAGAACCAGCTTCACCCAACCCTCTCGAAATTGTCATGATGGGACTTCTCAAAACAAACGGAAAAAAATGCTGATTTTACCGCAGAAGTATTATATTTGTAGTGTAAATAATAAGCATAACCCAACCCATTCTATTCAGGGTATTGGTCTACCTTCTGCAGATGAGTTCGGGTTATGCTTCTTAAAAACCTACAAAATTATGAGAACAATTAAATCAGTAATTATCGTCACTAACGCAGGACAGGTAGAAGGAGTATTCACTTCGTTTCGGGCTTTGTCACAGTCAAATGGGGTAAGCCACATAAATATAGAAGGGGGTATACGAGACCTACACGGAAACGGAGCTCAAAGACATTTTTGCAATGGGCAAACACTTCCAATACTTTGGAATGAAATGTAAAATAATGGTAATGCCAGTAAATCAGTAAACTATGGAAAAGATTGAGAAATACGTAGTATTCAAGTACGAAGACGAGTTCGGATTCCACTACATGGAAATTGACAAGCTTCCCGAGGAGGGACCTACATACATGGAGCCCATCTCGTTCGAGAAGAAGATCAACCCCAACTGTATCCCGGGAGCCATCACTCAACAGCCGTTTTCGGAGGACGGAAAATCCGCCTATGTGCTCAGCTCAAAATTTGTCCCCGTGTCTGGTTGGTGGAACGACAAAGCCGAAGTTCGGGAATGGCAGGAAAGGACCCGAGTCTATAAGGCCCTCAAGGAGTTGAAGGGGAAAGGAGAGGACCTCAAGCTTGAGAAAGCCATTGAGCCTCTACGAGAAGTATATGCCCGGGTTAACCCCAGCAGGAGGAGCATGTTTATTGCTCAGGTGGTCTATCTCCTCACCAAGTAAACATTTTTCATTAAAAAGATTGAAAAAAATTTCAATATCAGGGGAAAATTGATTATATTTGGGATAAACAACATGGACAACACAATGACTATCAATCTCAGAGAATTAATTGAACAGAGAGGGCTCAGGCTTCAAGAAGTGGCAGAAATTCTGTTCCCCGATAACCGGTTCCCCCGAGCAGCTCTCACCCGGGTTCTGAACGGAAAAACCTTGTTGAATTCGGAGCAAGTCTCCCGTTTAGCAGCTTGGCTCCGTGTATCTGTCGACGACCTCTACAGAGGAGCATGGAACTCCGAGTTTAAAGGAGAGACATGTATTCTGACAAACGGGAACTACAGAGCAGAGTTATCAGTCAAGACAGGAGAGACGAAGGTGTTCCATCTCGGGTCCCTGTTTCATGAAACTGTTCTCCATGACCCGGCTATACCCCTCAGCAAGTACATTGAACTTCTGAACACCATAATCAAAAATCATCAAGCCAATGAAAGTAGAAATTAAGTTCGAGGCAAACCTCGAAGAAACTCAGGATCTCGAAATGGTCCGCAAAATCTGTCAGGTCATAGGCGCAAATCCCGTGACAGTTAAGACGACTGACGTCAAGAAACCAGCTCCTGCACAGGACGTGAAGAAGCCAGCTCCGGCTCCAGCCCCCAGAAAGACGGAGGAACCTGAACCCATGCCGATGGATGCGAACTCCTCTTTGGGTTCCGACCCCGCTGTCTCCATTCAGGACATCCGGACTCTCCTTGCAAGTAAGGTGGACAACAACCGCGAAACCATCCGGGCAAAGCTCACTGAACTGGGAGCGAAGAATGTGACGGGATTGGATGCCCGAAACTACGACTCGTTCTACGAATTCCTCAAAGACCTTGCGTAGTGGGAGCCCTGGATCATTCATCTCGTAAGCACGCTATGCTTTCGGCATCAAAGGCAGACCGGTGGATCAACTGCACCCCCAGTGCCAGACTGGAGGAAAAGGTTGAGGAAACCGGTAAGCCTTCCAAGTATGCCGAAGAGGGTACTCTGGCTCACGAGATGGCAGAATGTTACCTCCGAGCAAGGTTCCGCATAACGCCTGTTGACGTTACGTCTGCTGAACTCCGGAAGCTGAAGAAGAACGGCCTCTACACTGAGGACATGGATGAGCCCGTAATGGCTTATTGCCAGTACGTAACGGACCAATATACGGAAGCTCTACGGAAAACCAAAGACGCACTCGTTCTTCTGGAGGAGCGACTGGACTTCTCGGCTTGGGTCGAACAAGGATTCGGCACTGGAGACGCTTGCATTATCGCTGACGGGGTCATGGAGGTCATAGACCTCAAGTTTGGCACTGGCGTGCCGGTTTTCGCTGAGAACAATGCTCAGTTGATGCTGTATGCTCTTGGGGCCTTGTCCAAATTTGAAATGGTCTACGACATCAACATGGTGAAGTTGACTATTGTCCAGCCCAGACAGGAGCGAATCTCATCATGGGAGATTACCCCCGGGGACCTCTACAAATGGGGTGAGGAGGTAGTGAAACCCAAAGCAGCTCTCGCTTACTCCGGGGAGGGGGAATTCCAAGTCGGGCACTGGTGCAGGTGGTGTAAAGTCAAAGCTTTGTGCCGCAAAATGGCAGACCACAATCTTGACTTGGCCAAACACGAGTTTAAAGAGCCCGAACTCCTGACCACTGAGGAGCTCGCTCAGATTTTCGAGCAAGCACCCATGCTTCAAGATTGGGTAAATGCTGTATCTGAGCACCTACTCTCCAAAGCCATCTCGGGCGAGAAGGTCCCGGGATATAAGGTAGTAGAAGGAAGGTCAATGCGGAAATGGACTGACGAGAATGCAGTTCAGGAAGTTCTTACCGCATGCGACTACACTCCGGAGCAGTTCCAAGTTGTCAAACTGGCTGGAATCCCGGCTATCGAGAAGCTCCTCAAAAAGGACTTCGATTCACTGGTCGGGGACCTCGTCATCAAAGCTCCTGGCAAACCCACTCTCGTCCCTGAGTCTGACAAACGTCCGGCAATGGGCATAGAACAAGCAAAACTCGATTTTTCTAATAACTAAACTTCACAACTATGAGTGCAACAACCAAAGTAGTTACCGGCAAAGTCCGGTTCAGTTACGCCAACGTATGGGAACCCCGTGCAATGGAGGGTTCCGACCGAGCAAAATACTCGGTGTCCATTCTCATCTCGAAGACTGACTCGGCAACTCTGGCTCGGGTCAAGGAAGCCATCGACATGGCTCTCAAAGAAGGCATCGCCAAATTGGGTGGCAAGATTCCTCCCACGTGGAAGAATCCTCTCCGTGATGGGGACACCGAAAGACCTGACAATCCGGAGTATGCAGGGCACATGTTCGTCAATGCCAACTCGGACAACCGTCCTGGCATCGTGGACATCAACCTCAACCCGATCATCGAAAGAGAGGACTTCTACTCCGGATGCTATGGCCGGGCGTCGATCAACTTCTACGTCTTCAACACGAATGGCAATAAAGGCGTTGCTTGCGGGTTGAACAACCTCCAGAAGTTGGCTGACGGAGAACGTCTCTCCGGGGGATCTTCGGCAGAAGAGGACTTCGGCCAGAACCCGTGGGACGACGACCTTATGTAGGTTGGTATGCTGGGTCTTACTTGGGATTAGGGGTTCGAATCCCCACCCAGCAACAAATTTAACAATAGTCAACATGCCGAGACGCTTATATTTCGATACAGAAACATATAGCCCGGAGGACATTAAATCCACGGGCGCCTATAAATACATAGAATCGGGGAACTTTCAACTCCTTATGGTGTCTTTCGCCTTTGACACCTCTCCCGTTCAGGTGATAGATCTGGCCAAAGGAGAGGAGCTCCCTGATTACTTCGTTTCTGCTTTAACTGATCCGGGGATCGAGAAATGGGCGCATAACGCAGTATTTGAGAGACTCGTATTTAAGCGTATAGGACTACCCATCCCAATTGACCAATTGTATTGCTCAATGACCAAAGCAGCCTATTGCGGACTGCCTTTGGCTTTGGATGAACTCTCCAAAGCTTTGGTCCTCGGGGAGCACGGGAAGAAGTCGACCGGTAAAGCTTTAATCCGGTTTTTCTGCTCCCCGTGCAAGCCAACCAAGTCCAACGGGATGAGGACTCGGAACATGCCGGACGACGACCCGGGCAAGTGGAACGAGTTCAAGACGTATGCCGAATATGACGTGATTGCCGAACGCGACATCGTGGAACAGCTGGACCAATTCCCATTCCCGGAGTTCGAACGCCGGAACTACCTCGTAGACCAAAGCATCAACGACCGGGGGATCCTGATAGATCCCGACATGGCCGGGAACGCCATCTCTTTCGACGAGGTATACACGGAGGAGATGACTGACCGAATGAAGGAACTGACGGGCTTGGATAACCCGAACAGCTTGGCCCAGTTGAAGACGTGGCTTAGCACTAATTTCGGGCTCAACTTCCCTGCACTGGGAAAGCCCGAAATTCTCGAGTATCTGAAAAACAATCCGGAGGCTCCCGACTTGGTCAAGGAGGTCCTCGCTGGTCGGCTTGCACTGTCCAAGACTTCAACTAAGAAGTACATTGCAATGCTCAACTGCGCTGCCAAAGACAGGAGAGCTCACGGGTTATTCCAGTTTTACGGGGCCAACAGAACAGGACGTTGGTCGAGCCGAATGATCCAGCTCCAGAACCTCCCCCAGAATCACATGAAGGACTTGGACTTCGCCAGAAGCATGGTAGAGAAAGGAGACTACGACCTTATCGAAATGTGTTACGGCAATATCCCGGAGGTTTTGTCCGAGCTCATCCGAACAGCCTTCATAGCCCCGGAGGGGAAAATGTTTGCAGTAGCCGACTTTAGTGCTATTGAGGCCCGGGTCCTGTCCTGGTTAGCCCAGGAGAAATGGCGACTCGACGTCTTCAACACCCATGGCAAGATCTACGAGGCATCAGCATCACTCATGTTCGGGGTCCCCATTGAGCAGGTTACGAAAGGATCGGACCTCAGACAGCGGGGCAAGACGGCAGAATTGGCACTCGGATATGAGGGGTCGGTCAACGCAATGGAGAAGATGGACAAAGAGAAGAAGCTGTCCAAAAAGGAAATGTACTCCATCGTAGCTCTTTGGCGTCGAGCCAATCCTAAAATCGTTGAGTTTTGGGCTGAGGTGAACGAAAAGGCCATTGAGTGCGTCCAGACCAGAAAGACTAAAAAGGTAAGTTGCCTCGTATTTGAACATGACGGAACCAATCTGACAATAGCCCTCCCAGCGGGGAGAAAATTATACTACAGAAATCCCCGGGTGAGACCCAACAGGTTCGGGCAGACTGGCATTGTCTATGACGGCATGGTCCAGTCAGTAGGATGGACTGAGGTAGAGACTTACGGGGGCAAACTGGTGGAGAACATAGTCCAGGCAATCTCCCGGGATCTTCTCGCCGAAGCAATGTACAGACTAAGCATTATGAAAGACTTCGAAATAGTAATGCACGTCCATGATGAAGTCATTGCAGAGGTAGACGAAGACCGAGCCGGGGATTGTCTGGAGACTATGTGTAGAGTTATGGGGGAGGATCTTCCTTGGCTGAACTGCTTG